TGCCAGAGCGCCAGCCGATTCAGCAGCGGTCGAGGCATCACCTACGACCGAGGCATAGTTGCCGAGCATACGGGCTTCGATGTCCGTCGCCAGTTCCTCGCCCTTCTGGACCTTCTGCCACGCCAGTTCGGAGGCGACACCCGCATGGTCCATGGCCTCTTGGGTGCCCGAGACCGAACCCATTTCTTTGAAGATTTGGCTGCGGTTGCCAACGCGGGTCGTGGTCTTGACGGCGGTGGCGGCGGTCGTGTCGCCCTGGACCTGCTTGTTGTCGCCGGACGGGCTACGCAGCGAGAAGGTCTGCCACTCGTGATAGGTCGAGGACGCCTTCTCTTTGCCGATGTTCGACGTGAACGGGGTCTTGTTGGCGGCGATCTTGTAGATTTTGTTTTCGAGGTCTTCGCGATTGCCAACGGTCGCGTAGGTCTGTTGGGTATTCGAGGGAACGGTCATCTATTTTCTGCCTTTCACTCGCTCTTCAGCGAGCATGAGCGCGACCGCGTCCTCCCGACTGCCTGTCTGGGCAAACCGGTTCTTGAGGGTTTGGATTTCGCGCTGCGCGGAGGGAACTGCCGGGGGAGCCGCTGCGGGTCGCAGGGCTGCTTTCGGCTGTGATTTCAGGGTGGGCTTCAGGGCTTGCAGTTTGTCGAACTGCATGGCCTTCCAAGCTACGGTGACTTCCAGCGCGCCGACGTTGGCGATGTCTTGTTCCGCCACCCCGTTAGAGATCAGGTAGGTCCGCAGTTCCTCGCGGTTCTGCTGACCACGAACCGGATCAACCAGGTCAGGGGCTAGGGTCTTGAGAGCTTCAGCCTGTTCGGTGTGCCAAGTCTGACGCCGCACTTGCTCCGCTGCGTCCTTGGCGGTCTGTGCCCGCTGGACTGCATCATGCTCGGCTTCGTACTGCGCCTTGAGTTGGATGTATTGTTGGGGGTTCTCGCGTGACAGCTTCAACCATGCGGCTGGCCCCATGCCCTGCCAGCGGCTCGCGAACGTGGTTTCGGCCTGTTGAGCCGCCGCCTCGATCCGATCCGCAAGCGAGGCCAGAACCTCCGCTTTAGCATCCGCCGCCTTCTTCGCGAGGGCAGCCTCTTCCAGCTTCTGCGTGGTCGCTTTGGAGCCTGCCTTTTCGTTCTCCTGCACGACTAGCTGGAGTTCGTAGGGCAGTTCAGCAAAGCGGGCTTTTGCATCCGCTGACCAGAAATGCGGGGGTTCGATTGCCGGGTGATCCGGTTCTACTTCCTCGCCAGCCTCTTCGCTTGCCGTCTCCGGTGCGTCGAGGTCAGAGGGCTGGTCACCCTCTGGAATGTCGGACTCTTCGGCCTCCGCCTCAGCAGCCTCTACGGGCGCTTGCGGGGAGGGCTTATCATCGTCAACGACCGTAAATTGGCCTTCGATGACGGGGGCTTGGGCTTCGGCCATGAGTTCGGCCACGACGCTCTCGCGCGTCGCTGGGGACGTGTCAGACATTGTCTCTCGGGGTGGCGTCGCTGCTCAGGGCTTGGCGACTAGGACCGGGGCCTAAGCCTCGGTGGAAAGCTCGGCAATCTGGCCGTTGGCGATGTAGCCCACGATCATCTGGCGCGCGGCGTCCACGGCCTGAATCGAGGCGTGGAGGCCGAGAATGTTGGCCGTGTCAGCCGGGGACGTGGCGATCAGTTTGGCAACGATATGGGCTTTCACCGCGTCCATTGCCGGGTCGAGGATGTCGAGGGCCTGCTTTGCGGCAGCACCGAGAGCGACGGTTTCTGAAGCGTTCATCCCGGTTCGCCCCCGACCGTGGAGCCATCGATCTTCTGGCTTTCGCTCTCCGCGTTCATGCGGATAGCCGACGCCTTAAGCATGGCCTCTAGCTCAATCTCACGCGCTCGCTGGTCAAGCTCCACCTGCGCCACTTCGCGTTTGTGCTGGAGGTCGAACGCGGCCATTTCGCGCTTCATCTGCATGGCCTCCGCGTTCTCCTGACGCTTCAGCAAGGCGCGCTCCTCAGCTTCGGCACGGGCAAGGGCGGACTTCTCTTGAGCAATCGCGCGGGCCGTCTCAATGTCAGCCTGCGCCCGCACCTGGGCCAGTTGCACGTCAGCCATCGCCTGCTGTTGCGCCAGTTCCTGCTTGGCCTGCGCCTCTTGCTGCGCCATCTGGAGCTTGGCTTGAGCCTCCAGCATCGCCGGGTCAGGCTTAGGCTCTTGCGGCTGGCCCTCTTGCTCGGCAGGGTCGGTCAGGAACGGGTCGGCGGACTTGAAGTCGAGGCCCTTCTCGAAATACCGCTTCAGATAGGCGTGGATGTTGTCCAGCGTCACCAGCGGGCCGTTGAGCCCACCTTGGCGGTCGATGATCGACTCCATCGTGACTAGACCGGCTTGCATCCGCATCTGTTCGGCTTCTTTGCCAGCCGAGCCGGTGCCGATTTCGATCACCATGTCGGAGCGGTTGCCCCAGCTAGACGGGTCAACGTCAACCCACTTGCCACGCAGTCGAACCGTTGCGGCCTGCGTCGCGTTCTGGCGAAGCAGTTTGTGCAGGATAAGGAAGATGTCCTTAATCCCGGTGTGAGCGAGGATCGAGGCGATCAGGCGAACGCGCTTCTGCGATTCCGACATAAGCGCCAGAGCGCCCCGCGCCGTGTCGTGCAGCGTATCCGGGTTCAGGCCTTGAGCATTGCGAACGATGCCTGTCCGCTTCTCGCCCATTGTGGAGAAATGCTCGATAGCCGAGAGCGTGTCGAAGCTCAGGCCACCCGATGTCAGCGGCACGATGGCGTTATCCCCCTTGCCCCGCACCGGCACGTTCGGCTCGTTGCGGAGAAGGTCGGAGATCGTCCAATCGTTCGCCTTGTCCATGTTGACATACATTCGCTGGTTCAGGGCGAAATAGCCGCTGTCGAGCGTCATGCGGGTCAGGACGGTGTTGATCTTCTGGATTTCGATCAGGCGGTCGGAGACTGACTCGCCGTAGAACTGGTGGGGCACCAGATACGGCGTGATAGCCGCAAACGGCACGTCGGGGTGCTCTTCCTCCTCAAGCATCTGAAGCGAGGAGCCGTCCGTAAGGACGCGGTAACGACCGTCAGGGCCGTCAAGGTAATGCTCGACGACCTCAACAATGCGGTGATCGCCAAGCCCGCCCCGGTCGTCCACGTTCTCGTCAACACGGTCGCGCGCTTCGGCCACCTGGTTGTCGATGACGCCATAAGCCGGGAGGCTATCGACCAGCGCCGCGTCAATGCCGCGCTTCTTCAGTTGGTAGGCGCGAAGGCGGGTCTTGTGGAAGCAATAGGGGCTTTCCGACAGGCGCACCGTGTCCTTCGACACGCCGAAGTCCTCGGGCGGCACCGCCATCACACAGGCGCGCCACTTCTCCTTCTTGCGGATGCAGAAGTCCACCGTGTTTTCAGGATCGTCAATGTCGCCAAGCTCGGACTTCAGTTCGACCCGGTCACCGTGCTTTTGCACCGCCGAGGCAAACTGCATGATCGACTGGTCTTCAAACTCTTCTTCCGGCTCCTCGTACTCCTCACCCCACGCCTTGAAGACGCCGGTCTTGATCGTGACCGCATCCTTGATCGCGCTGTAGAGGTTCAGGAAGCCGGGGTTCTCCTCGAAAAAGACGTGCTTGACGTAATCCGTCTCCTGCTGCGCCGCCTCTTCGTCGTCCTTGCCGACCGGCATGAACGTCGCAATGTCTTCGCCCGTGAAAATCTCGATCAGATCAGGCATGACCATTTCGATAGCGTCAGCCACGTCCGTCGAACACGCCGAGGAACGCCCCGGCAGCGACGGCACGTCATCCATCACGCCCTTGACGTACTGAAGCGCCTTCTCGCGTTGGCTATTCAGTTCGTCCGTGCTGCGGCCTACGGCCCGCGCGAACTCGTCCGCTACAAGGGCGAGGCGATCACTCACTAGCCGACCCACTGGATGATTGCGACGCCGGGCGAACCAGCGCCACCCGCTGCGTTCTGACCGCCGCCGCCGCCGCCCGAGCCGTAACCAGACGCTGCCGAACCCGCGACCGTAGCGTTACCGCCGCCGCCGCCAAGGCCGAGCGAGGAGCACCCGCCAGCGCCTCCACCGACGCCAGTACCGCCCGAGACTTGCCCGCCGCTTATCCGGCGAGTGTATCCGCCGCCGCCCGCGCCAGTGCCCGCACCGGCAGCGCCCGAGCCTCCCCAGAACGTCGGTCCCACGCCCTGAATAACCGTTCCGTTCGCGCCCGCCGCTGCACCACCCGCCGCTTGCGTCGGAGTAAGCGCACCGACACCGTTGATGCCAAGACCCGCAAAGCCGCCGCTTCCGCCGTTCGTCGCGGCCCCGGCAGCGCCGAAATAACCGCCCTGCGCCAGAGGAACCGGCACCAAAGCGCCCGACACGGTCGTGTCAGCACCGCTCACCCCGTTAGCGCCCACGGCCCCACCAGCACCGCCAGCCGGGACCACAAACGTCAGGACCGAACCCGGCGTGACCGGAACATCCATCAGAAGTTCAGAGGCCGGGCCACCGCCACCACCGCCGCCGCCCGTGGCATGACCGCCACCGCCGCCCGCACCAGCGCCGACCATTTTCAGGCGGATCAGGCTGACACCACTTGGAACGGTCCACGTTTCGTTCGCAGTAATGACTGCTGACTTGTTGGCCGCAACGCCCGAAGAATAACCCAACATCATGGCGTTAGGCTCCGATCACATAGACGATGTCGTTAGCCGTGCCGATGATGTGGGCCGACTGAGCGAGGTTGACCGGGAGAGTGACGGACGCGCCAGGGTCCAGAGCGAAGCCGTTGCCCGCGCCCGTGTCCGTGGCGGTCACGGTCGAGCCACCGACGAACACCTTGCCCGCATTGGCAGGGGCTGCCCGGATGACGCATCCCGAGACGAGTTGACCGCTAACTGCAAGGGCAACAGCCGAAGCCGTCACCACCTGCTGATCTGCGTAAACGGCGGACGTGAAGGTCATCTAGACGGCTCCGTAGTTCGGAATAGTGAGGATTGGAGCCATGACGCGCGGCTCCTCATAGGTGCTGGCCATCAGGCCAAAAGCGTCAGAGCCGTGAGAGGCCCAATCGTGGTTCGGACCCAGCCCAATCCCTCGGGCTTCGTCCTTCTTCTCGTGATAGGCACCGAGCGCATCCAGACCGGCCTGCGTGGTGGCCTGGTTGAACCAACAGCGATCAAACCAACGCCGCACCGCCTCGATCCGCTGTGAGGCTGCTCCACGCCCCTGATTAGGTATCACCCGAACCGAGAAGCCCGCCGATTCCAGCGCGCTTTGATACGATGCGTCGAACACCTTTTCGTGCGACGCGCCGTCATGGGGCAGGAAGCACTCAGCCGCACCGAAGCCCGACTGACGCAGCCAGTTGATATGGGTCGCGAGGTCTTGGCCCTGCGCCTCGTAGTAGGCCAGCACCTTGATCTTCTCGCCAATGAACTGGCAAATCCAGATCGCCGTGGCGTCAGCCTTCGCACCCGTGCCGCCGATGTCCCAATAAGCCCGCAAGGCCATCAGCGGGTCTTTGCCGACATCACCGATGCGACCGTCTGACTTGGCCTGTGCCAAAGCCTTGGCGAAGTAAGCACCCTCGGTGACGGCCTCGTAGCCGCCCTCCCAGATATGGTCGTACTGATCCGGCTTCATCCGAAGATCGTCCAGCCGCTCTTGCTCAAGCTCGGCGGGGAACCACGGATTGTCAGACCAGTTAGCGCGGACAACGACCGAACCAGTCGGCGTGTCCTCGCCCCGGAGCATCACGTCCACCGGGTCTTTCTTCCGGCGCGGGTTCCATGAGAACCACAGTTCAGAACCCGGCTTGCGGATGGTCGGGCGAAGCAGCGTCAGCGACCGGGGCGACAGCGTCTGGGCCTCTTCGACCCACGCCACGTCGAACCCCTCCAGCGACTTCACAGAGTCCGCCGTGTGGTCCTGCATACCCTGGTAGATGATGATCCCGCCGCCCGGCGTGACCGTGACCGCCTTCTGGCAGTCGAACAGGTGGCCGAGGCCGTGCGCCGCGATCTTGTCCTCGATCAGCCGCTTTGCCGACTGGTTGAGGTCTTTCTGGACTTCCCGGATACACACGCCCCGGAAGCCCGGCTGTGCCACAGCCTTGGCGACCATCTGGTCGGCAAAGTGGTGCGACTTGCCAGAGCCTCGACCGCCGTAAGCGCCCTTGTAGCGGGTTCTAGCCAACAAAGGCTGGAACACTCGCGCCACGTCAGGGGCGACTATCAACGACCCTCCACTCGATAGCCCCGACCACCTTCATGGCCGGATCATCGTCGTCCCCACCGATCAGCGGTTGTTTCGCCTTGCCGTAGCCTCGGTCGAAAACTTCCTTGATCGCGGAGACCACAGCGGCGTCGCTGTCGCTTTCCTCGATAATCTTCACAAGGCGCTGCATGGCCTTCGGTGTGAACTCTCGGGCGAGGGCCTTAATGTCCGCCGTGGCTTTGTTTGGCGTGCCCTTCTGTCGCCCGCCGGTTTTGATCCCTGCGGCCATCTATCTTCGTCTAGTTTAGACGCTCCCTGTCGCTGCTCTAGGCTTGGCGACTGTGTGGGTTATGTCCGAGCGTTCCCGCCTTGCCTGCTCTCACGCATCCCGAAGGACGCCCGCGCCGCAGGTTGGCTTCTCAGCCTGTAAGGTCGGATGGTGTCTGCCCCGCTCGGGGTGGGTCCAGCTAAGGAAGGCGCGGTATGAAAGGGGTTAGTCGCCCTGGTAGCGCCACGGCAGGATGATGACGGCGTTCACGTCGAGCGCGGGGTCACCACCAGCGGCCCAGCCATCAGCGATGTTGAGATAGACCGTGTGTGCGCCGTTAGCGGCAATCGCCAGTTCGGTCGTCACAATGGCGTCGGTCTCGGTTCCATCGCAGTCCGTCATGGTCTGGCCGGTCAGGATGTTCTCGAAAGCAGCCGTGCCGCCGAGAACAGCGACAGCACCCGAGGCGATGGTGGTGCCGAGGCCCACGTCGGGGGTGTCAGCCTGAATGGCGGCAGCACCGTTGACCGAGACCTTCAGGCGGGCAGGGCCGACGACGCAAGCGCCAGCGGGCAGGGTATACACCAGCTTGCCGACGCCGAGCGAAGCGCCGCCTGCAATGGCCGGGAAGACCGACTGCACGTTGAGGATGGTGGTGTGGTTGTATTTGTCGCCGTACTCACGGGCAGTGACGCCAGAGCCGGGCGAGCCGACGACGCCTTCCAGAAGGAAAGTGTTGTTGCGAGCCATTCGGCCCTCCTATGGATTGTGGGGGTTAGGGGTACGCTTAGAATGTGGTGGGTTGGGCTTGCTGGTCTTGCGGGCTTCCAAGGAGTCCCCCGCCGAGGGCAGCGCCTCCGGTTAGACCCAGCCCGCTTATTCCGTACTTCCGCAGGATTTTGACCAGTTCGTCATTGAAGACGACGTAGTTGGATGAGCCTTCGCCAGCCCCTCGGGAGTTTCCGTCTAGGTAGCGGATGCCGTTAACTCCGCGCTGGCGAAGCTCGTCAGTCATAGCCGTTCGGTAGTCGCCGGGCCTCGCCTCACTAAACGCGCCCATGAGGTTCGACCCGTTGGATGGGCCGGTGTCGATTTCGTATGGCTGCAAGTTGTCCCGAACACCCGGAACATTGGCCAACACGTCCTCCAGCGCCGCCCTTACCGACTCCGGCTGTTCCGCCATCGGCCTGTCCCAATCCAGGAACGTATCTGGATGGGCGTTAATGCCTACTTCGTACATGGAGCCGGGGCGCTTGAAGCCCGGCACAATCTCGCGTTCAAACCAGTCCAGAGCCTCGGGCGAATAGTCTTCCCGGCGGCTTCCGAGGATGTCGTATGGGTCGCCGTCGATCTGTAGTTGCTCGAGAAGCGCGAGCCGGTCGTAATCTGCCTGCGCTTCCGGGAACGACCCGCTGTCGGCGCGAAGCTCGTAGGTGCGGTAAATGTCGTCCAGCGGACGCCCGTTGACCGTCATCCGGTTTGGCAGCAATCCGCCACTGTCCCGAATAGCCTCCAGATGGGCAATGTCCGCTTCAGCAGCCCTCGCGGCTTGTCCGCCCGGTTCAGCCCGCAACGCGGCCTCGTAAGCACGCTCCAGTGTAGCGGCTAGGTCATCGCCGTTCTGGTTTGCCGCAGCCCTGACATTCAGGTGTTGCAGCTCGTTTTGCGGGTTCCACACCGAACCGTCAGCGCGATATTGAACGTCGCGAGTCAGGTTGTTTCGGTATTGCCTCGCCACATCCTCATTGCCAGCGAAGTAAAGCCCGTGGCCGTATGCCTGCGCTCCCTCTCCTGTTCCAATCTTGTCTAGGGAGAAGCGGTCGAATGAGTGGGGCGAGCCGTGATAGGCGCGGATGGGGTAATCAGGCTCTACGGGCGGGACAGGGGCGGGCGGCTCATACGGACGCAAATACTCGCTAACCAGTTCGTGATTATTCCTCGCCCATGACGGCGCATCGTCACGCAACAGGCCGAAGTTTAGCGCATACTCTTGCGCCCGCACACGGTTTAGATAGCGGCCCCGGTCGTCCACAAAGCCCCTGTAAGAGTCGTTCAGGCCGACCCTGCGCCGCACGTCTTCCGGCATCGACGCCATAGCCGTGAAATGGTTGTCATCCGCCGTGTAGATTTTGCCGTCCGTCCCCTTCATGGCGGGGCGAAGGGATGGCGCGCGCTCGGGCCTAGCCGCTCTCGCCGGGGCAACGTCAGCGCGAGGCGCAACATACGCTTGCGACGCCTCATCCCATTGAGCGTTGGTCGGGTAGCCCTCGTCGCCCGGATTAAGAACCCGCGCGCCCGTATCATCAGGGTTGACCGCACGATAGCGGGCCAGCGCCGACTCCGCGTCCGTCATCAGTCCACCAGACGGGGCAGCCTCACGCGCTCCCGTCATCAGCCCACGACGTGCACCCCGAGAACCCCGACCGATTGCCGGGATGCCTGGAATGGCCGCGAGAAGGCCGAGGCCAATGCCGACCGGGTCACCGTCCCGCGCGGCGGCTTGCAAGTCCTCAACGCCGACAACGTCGCCCACGCCCGGAAGCATATCCGCGCCAGACTGAAGGACCGAACCGTAGGCAGGCCGCGCGAACTCCGGCTGGCGCTCAATGAACGGGCGAACCCGCTCCTGTAGGGCGTCCAGAACGTCGCGGTAGGGACGGCGCTGCTCTTGCGGTCTTGCGTTAGGCGTCCATTGCATCCCGGACTCCTAGGCAAACCACGCCAAGTGGTTATCCGCGCCTCAACCGCTCTTTGCGTAATGCTCTGGGCTTTTCGGGCGTGTCGGCTGGGCGCGGATGGGGTGTGCCGCTAGGGCAGATTGGCCGGGGGTTTTGTGGCGCTCGACTGAACGGTACGCTTTTGTCCCTACCGCTGCGACCGCCCGAGGGTTGGGCCGCGTCCGAGGAGTGGGTCGTCCCGCATGGGGACCGGCGCAAAGCGCCTCAATACGGATGAGACTGACATAGACTTAATCGGGACGCAAGGGGTGGTGTGGTTCTTTTTTCGTTCCCGCTATGGGTGGTGTTCTAGGCACCCCTTGTACGGACAACTGACACGGCACAGCGGGCGACACTTGGGGCATGGGTCACGCCAACTGCCGTGAAGCGGGCCATAGTCCACCGTAACCGCCTCTCGACCGCCGCACTTGGTGCAAACGCCACGAAGCCACCTAACAGCCCAGACCATCACGCCGCCATCCTCCGGTCCCGCCGCTCCCTCACCAGCCGGGTGATGTTGGTCTGCACCCATCGAAGCTGGCCACACGCCATCCGCACCGCCGCGCCTTGTGCGACCGGGTTGGTCTCTCCGGTGCACCGCTCGACAATCGGACGCCAGCGGGTCAGCAGGGCCTCATCCGGCTTCAGGAGGTCAAACAGCATCCGGGCGCATTGCGGGGGCAGGGCCTCCGTTGCCGTCACCAGATACAGGTCTGCGTCGATCATGGCCTGTGACACGTTCTGACCTGGTGCGCCTTCCGCTGACCCGCGAATGTAATCAGGGCGGCGGTCGGAACCGTTCTCGCCGGATGCCGTTCGGATAAGCTCTTCCAGCCATTGCACCGCCGCTTGATCGTCTGGACGGCCTTTGAGAAGCACGGTGAAGCAGTCGGGGCGGAAGCGGGCCAGTATCTCCTCGTTCTTCGGGTCCACGTTGACAGCGATGCCCCGGCTTTCGAGTTCCCGGCGTTCAGCCCGGCGCTCGGCAATCGAGGCCATGTCCTGCGGGGCGGTCGGCTTTTGCTTGCGGCGGGCCATCAGGCTTCTCCAGTTTTAGGGTTCACGTCTGCTTCGCAGCCGTACCCACCGAGATTGAGGGGGCGTTCCGTGGTCATGCGGCTTGCCTCTGGACCAGATGAGCGGGGACGCGACAGCCGGGCTGGCCGGGCGGCGGCCCCAAGTCGGGCGACCACCAGCCTTCTTCCCGGTTCAAGGCCACGACGGCTGACCAGCGGTCGTCGCCCCAAACGGTTGACGCCTCGCCGGTCTCGACAAAGCTGGCCCATCGGTCGTTCTGGATGAGCCGGTGAACGCCCTTGGCCGTTTCGCCCTGGTATGACTTCGAGGCGTAAGCGGCCTTCAGGCCAGCGATGATGTCCGGCAGGGCATGGCCTCGGGCCTTCGCGGCTGACAGGGCGGTTTCAACGTCCTTGCGGCTTGAACGCTCTCGGGCTTGGCGAGGGGCAATCGACCAGATCGCTTCAACATCGGCGTTTATCGCCGGGGCTTTTGTGCGGCGGGCCGAAGGCTCGGCGGACAAAGAAGCTTCTTGACGGTTAATTGGTGGTTCAAACGTAGTGAGGTACGCAACTGCTTCCCCACCCCCTGAAGCAGTTTCCCCACGTGGGGAAATGGTTGCGCCACGTGGGGAAATAGTTTCCCCACCTAGTTTCAGGGTGATGATGTCGCTGGAGCGCGAGCCGTCATTGCGCGAACGCGCCTCACGGACCAGCAATCCGGCGTCCTCAAGGCGCTTAAACGTCGTCAGGATTGTCCGTTGCGAAAGGCCCGTGTCGGAGGCGAGCGCCTTGTGCGACGGCCAACACTTCATTGCGTCGTCGGCATAGTTCGCCAGCGCCAAAAGCAGCAGCTTTTCGGACGGCTTCAGTCCCTGGGCCTTCAGGGAAAGGGCTATGGCTTGAACGCTCATTGCATCCCCATCCGGTCACGAATGGCGCTGCAAGCGATGTCGCAATAAGTCTCAACCTCGCCGGTCGGCCCGTTGTTGTTCTTCTCGACCAGCCAAAAGAGCTTCTTGCGGACCTTATCGAGACGGGCCTTCCATTCGCCCATCGCCTCGAAGTCGGAATCATCCTCCGGGCGGCGGCAAGAGTATTCCGGGCGATACAGGAACATCACCAACCGGGCGTCCTGCTCAATCTCGCCCGACCAGCGGAGGTCCGACAGGCCGGGGCGCTTGTCCTTGTTGTCCCGCTTCTCAACGTCGCGGGAAAGCTGGCACAGGGCCACCACAGGCACGTCAAGCCGCTTGGCCATTTCGGCAAGCCCACGGGAAATGTCCCCGACCTCGGCCACCTTGTTGCCCTTGCGGTCGTTGTCAGCTTTGGCGATGGTCAGGTGGTCAACGATGATAGCGCCCGGCTCAATGCCTTGGCGTTGCCAATCCCGGATTGCCTTGCGAGCGCAGGCTTCCATCGCGGAAGTCGTCAGACCGGGGCGGGTGTCGAACAGCAGGGGCCATCCAGCCATCTGGCGTTCGGCGGCTTCAAGGGCCTGCCACTGGTGGCGCTCAAGCTGGCCACGGTCGGCATCGAAATAGGACGGGTTCTCGCTCTTGCCGCTAAACACCGGGGCGGCTGGGTTGAAGGCCAGATCACAGGCCATGCGGAGGCCGAGCGCGACCTTCGGCATTTCCATCGAGAAGAACGCCACGCCCTTGCCTTGCGACGCCAGTGCGCGACCGACAGCGAGGCCAGCCGACGACTTACCCATCGCAGGACGTCCGGCAATAATCGCCATTTCGCCACGACGCAGGCCACCCGTGAGGCGGTCCAGTTCGGTCAGGCCGGTCGGCAGTTCAATCTTGCCCTTGCGTTCTTGGGCTGCACGAACGGCGCTCCCGATGATCGTGTCGGCCCGCGACCACGCGGAAGGCGACGGGCCGGTGTCTGCCAGATCGGAGACAGCCCGCTCGGCCTCGATCACCCGTTCCGCGCCAGACTTGTCAGGGTCACGGGCCGCGTCAGAGATTTCACCAGCCACGCGGATGAGGCCCCGGCGCATCGCTGCGTCTTGAACGGCGCGGGCATATTCCGGCGCGTGTTTGGGGGCGGGCGCGCGGTCCACCATATCCGCCAGATAGCGGATGCCGCCGTATTGCTCCCAAGCCGGGGACGACTTCAGGCGGTCGGACAGAATGGTCGGCTCGGCCAAGCGACCGGCGCGCACCAGGTCCGTCATGGCGGTCCAGATCAGGCCGTGGAACGGCTCGTGAAAGTCACAGGCCCGCACGTCGTCGGGCATGGCGTCGTTGTCGAACAGGACAGCGCCAATCAGCGCCTGTTCTGCGTCGAGGTTAGACGGCAGGGGCGAGCTAAGACCGATCACGAACAGCCTCCAGTTCATCCGCTATCGGACGCAGTTTTGGGCTGGCGTGAACCGGCGAACGCAGGGCCAAAATCAGCGCATCGACCGCCTTCACGGGCTGTGCATAAGGCTGGGGATAACGTGCCGGGCGAGTGGTCATGAAAAGACCATGCGACCGTTCGTTTCCGGTGTAAGGGCCGGACGCAGCAGGGGTCGGGGATGCTTTCACGGGCCTGTGGATAAGTGGGGAAAAGGCAGCGTTCATGCCGCCCTCGCCACGTTGCGGAAGTCTCTAGGAGACCACGCCTTGCGAAGACCTCCCATCGCCTGCCGGTGAGCCGCGCAATAGGTCTCGTCAGTCGGGAAGCAGCAGGACATTACGGACCCGCGCTCACCGAGGGGGAAGGCGCACTGACCGTTGGCGCGCTCCATCCAGGGACGGGCATACGACACGTCAGCAAGAATGGGCTTGGCGGCTTCGGCTCGCTCCAGATGGCGGCGGTCGCGTTTGGCTGCCTTCTCGCGAGCGGCCATCTTGCCACGGACGCGGGCGGCTTCGCGGTCCTTGTTGCCGTCGCGGGGAAACTCATGGGCCAGCCCGAGGCGGTGCGCCTTGCCGATCACGGCGTTGCGGCTGACCTTGTGCTTGAACTTGGCGCTGATACGGCTGGCCATCAGCGTGACCGGGACGCCTGCAATCCACAGTTCGCGCAGCATCGCCAGCGGCTCGGGCAAGTCCCAGAACTTCGGCGGCTGGGGCTTCTTGAGACGCCGTCCGGTCAGGGTCACGCCGATACGGAGGCAGCGCCCGAGGATTGCGTCACGGGTGCGCGGCTCAAGCCCAAGCTCGGCAAACGCGGCGACGATCTTGGACGCAGAGAGTTCCAGAGCTGCAAGCCGGACCAGTTCGGCGTCGTCTATTGCGGACCATTCGGCCATGATTATTCACCTGTTCTGGAATGAGGGGAGACGGTCACGCGGACGACGGAGTCGCGCTGCGGCGGCTCGTCGGACCATGCGAGGGTGATGCGCTGGCAGCAGGAGTCGTCGATCACCAGACCGCGCTCCACGATCAAATCTGACACTGCTTTTTCGAGGTTCCCGAGGTCGCGAGCGCGGCGGTCGGGGCGGTCAAAGATCAGGTCCAGCGTGTAGGGGCCAGCGATCAGGCCAGCGGGAACGTGCGGGCGGGCTGCGGCCTTCCACGCCTTGTAGGCAGGGGAGGCGTAGCGGCGAGCCTTGCCAGCGAAGAGGCCATTGACCGAGGGCGGGAACGGCAGGGAGAAGGACACGGCGCTCATGCGAACAAGTCCCGCTGCGCCAGTTGAGCGAGGGCCGATGCACGGTCGCGAGCGTTTGCGGCCCACTGATCCAGGATCACAGCAAACGCGCGTTGATGGGCCAGCGGAGAGGCCCGGCGAACGTCAGCCTCCGTCGCGCAGACGGCTGCGGTGTGGTTGTGGCTTTCGGGGGCGCGGGTCATGACGCCACCGCCCGGCGCAAAGCATCGTGCAGGGCTTCACGCTTGGCGTTCACCGGCTTTGCGCGAACGTGCGAACGGACGATGACGGGGCCGCGCGTCTCAGGCGTCAGGGCCTCGCGGATGGTGCGTTCCCCGATCATTTCGTGTTGCCCGGTTCATGGGGCGACCACGGGCGGAACTTCTGTTCGGCTTCCAGCGCGGCGGTCAGATCGGCGGCGAGGATGGTCAGCCGCTTGTCGAGCGCCATCACGGCGTAATCCGTAAGGGTCGCGCCACCGGCAATCAGGGCAGCGCGTTCACAGACAGCAGCGGCCAGTTGCGGGGCGAGCTTGATGGTGGGGTTCAGGTCCATCAGACGCGCTCCCGCTTCTTGGCAGGGGCGCGCTTCGGCTCTTCAAAGCCCGGCTTGATCGTCAGGAAGGCTTCAATCGACAAGCTGTCGTTGCGGCGCTCTACCTTGCGGAAGCGGTCTGGATCGTGCCCCCAGTAAGAGCCTCGGACACGGACGGGAATGCCGACAAGGGCGAGCAATGGCCCGCTGCTGGGATGCAGGAATACGGCCTCGACGACATACGCCTTACCCTTCCAGGTGACGCCCGCTCGCCCGTCTTTGACACACACCACTTCATCGCCCGGCTTGAAATCGCACATCACGCACCCCGCAGGCGAATGATGCAGCCGAGCGACCACAGGCGAACGTCGAGCGCGACGTTACCCAGCCATGCGATCAGGCCCATCGAGTGATAGACGGCCCACAGCGCGAAGATCGCGAGCCATTTCCACCAAGCGGTTTTCCCGCTCCTCGAACGATTGTCTCTCATGGGACAGCCTCTGTTTTTCAGCGATGATGAAGGCGTCGGCGGTTTGGCCCACGACCGCGCCCATGACGGGCAGGATCACGCGCCATCCGCCGTTCGGATGCTTGAAGATGCGATCCAGGGTCGCCTTGGACGGACGGCCCTCAATCACGGTGCGGGCTTCCTCAGTGCCGAGGCCCCATTCCTTCGCGACGGCCTTGCGGCGTCCGAGCGCGGGAAAGGATTGCTGGACGTAAACCGCCAGCGCGTCGGCAATGGATCGGTCGAGGCCGAGCCGGGGGAGAAAGTCCCCATCGTTGGAATAGATCGTCATCGCGGAAGCCCTCATGTTGAACAGGCCTCCACAGAGGGGCGCGACTTGAGGACGACGACGTGGCCCAGATCATCACCGTGGATTTCCCGGCAAGGAAGGTGATCGACTGGGGGACTGACAGGTTTGCGGAGGCGGCTAGGCGATGCGAGGCCGAAGCCCTCCAGCAGCCGAGCGAGATTGCGGACACGCTCAGGCGATGCGCCGCCCGGTATCGTGCAGCAGAAGGGGGCGGGGGATGACCCCGCCTTTTGGCCTTCGTGGTTAATGATTACGCTGCGGTAATCTTTCCGCTTGCGCGTGTAAGCTTGGCCGTGCTGACTTCCCTCCAGTTGTCGGGAGGAATCGTTGCAGGCGAGAAAACACCAACCCGACTTAACCATTTCCGACGAGTCAGCCGCCGAAATGGTGGCCGCGCTGATTTTCGCGCTGTCAGACGGCAAGCCGCACAAAATCGCCCGGCGCGTGGCCGTGATGCGGAAGGTGCTAGAGACGCGAGCGGCAGAGCAGAAGGTCGTGGCCTTGCGGTCGCCGTTATGTCCGCAGGGGACAAAGGCGCGAGCGGGCGAAGCCGCCGCCCGGATGGAGCGGGTCGAGATCATCCTGAAAGAGATCGCCCGGCTGTAGGTCATTGGCGTCCGAAGACCTCCAACGGCAGGCCGGTCACAGTCGCCAGCTTGGCGGCGAGGGACAGCTTGTCGGTCCCCTCGCGCTCAACCCGTGACAGGTGGCTTTCGGTAAGCCCGACCTTTTCGGCCATATCAGCCAGGGTCAGGCTGTTGGCGCGGCGGTATGTCTTCAGAGCAGTGTCCATGCGCTCTTGTATGCCATGCAAGGCGGCATGACAAGCAAGATTGTATATCATGCCGTTCCGTTAAAAGCGGACGTAGCCGACACTCGGGCCATGCCTAGAAAGCCCCGCGCCAATCCGAAGCCTGAGCGGAGACCGACATTCATCCGGTCGTGGCGGAAGCACCGAGGGATGACGCTGGCAGGGCTGGCCGATCAGCTCGACACGCTTCACGGCATCGAAATCAGCGAGGGCCAACTCTCCCGGATCGAGAACGCGAAAAGCCCCTACGCTCAGGACTTGTTGGAGGCGATCGCCCGGGTCCTGCAAACAGAACCGGCCAGCCTGATCATGCGCGATCCGTCGCGGACGGAGTTCTGGACTGTCTATGACACGCTCGACCCGGCGCAGCGGAAGCAGGTTGTAGAGTACGCCGACTTCATCAAACGAAAGGCTGGCTAATGCGTAAGATCATCCTCGCGACGGCGCTTGCGCTGACCCTTTCCGCCTGTGTCACTGCCGAGACGGCAATGCTGGACGAGCGCACGGCCATCATATCGGGGCGCGGGGACGAGTACACGACACCGGCCCAGGTACAGCAGCGCGTGTTGCTGGAGGCCGCTGAGAGCGCCACCGAGCGCGGGTTCCGCTACTTCATGGTCATGAACGCTCAGGACGCCACCCGACGCGGCATGGCCTATATGCCGGTCACAACGACAGGGCAGGGTAACGCCACCACCAACTGCTTCATGGGGACGTGCCGGACGACCGCCAATGCCAACGCCATGACATACGGCGGGGGCGCTTATGAGGTCATCCGGCCCGGCTCCGACGTACAGGTCCGCTTCTATCGCGAGGGCGAGATTGACCCCGCCACGCCGGGCCTTTGGGACGCCCAGTCAATCATAGCGGCCCAGCCCCGCAGGTAGCCTCCGGAAAAATATTGCATACAGCGCAAGTTTCCGCTTGCCATATGCCTTGCATCAGGTACAAGTTCTCTCAACACCGAGAGAGGACGCGCCCCGATGGCCACCGCAACCACCACCTACCCATTCGCTGACCTCTCCGACGCGGATTGGGAAGACAAGGCTCAAGCCGTAGCCGCTGCGATGGCGAAGATCGAACGGGCAATGTCCCGCCCGAACGGTGTCGCTCCGCTGTTCCCGAAGGCTCCGGCGATGGAGCGGGCAGCATGAGCGCCCCCATGTACCTCGCCAGCGGCGGCGTCATCTTCCAGCGTGAACACGTCCCGATGACGATGGCTGCGGCCCGTCTCGCGGTCGGGATTCACAGGATGAACGCATCCTACCACCTGACGCAGAACGACGAGCGGACGCTCCCCGCACGTCTGGCGCTGGCCAAGATCGAAATGGCGCTGGCCAACGAACTTGAAGCCGCAATCGCTGAAATCACACAGCCGCAAGCCGAAAGGGCCGCAGCATGAAGCTCTATCAGGACGACCGCCCGCATCCGCTGGGCCTGACGAACAACCCCGAGTGGGACCTGGTCCTCACCCGCCGCGCTGAACTCTACCTTGAGGACCGTGCGCGTCGGGAAGACCCGGAGCGGGAACCGAGCCGGATGCATATCGCCTTGGCTATCCTCGGCTGCATCTTCATTGCGGCGAGCTTGTTCTCGGCGGTGCTGCTGTGACGCCCGCCACCCAATCACCCACCGTCAGGACCTCCGCGACCGCTAATAACGGCGCGGAGGGGACGGTCCACGCCTACGCCTCAAACGGCGACCTCTTCATCCTCGACGGCGGCGTTTACTGGCGCTTCGACAGCCTCTCCGCGTGGAGCCGCTGGTTTGACGCCGTCCAATCTTCAATCCCCTCGACCCAGGAACGCGCCCGGCAAATCCGCGCCGCGATGGACGAGGCTTTCCCGCAGGAACAAGCAGCATGACGTTCTCAACCGATCAGCATGAAATGCTGACAGCCCCGCTCGACAAGGCGCGCGTCGCCACCCGCGACCAAGGCGGCAAGACCCTGTCCTACATCGAGGCATGGCACGCGATTGCGGAGGCCAACCGCATCTTCGGCTTCGGCCAATGGGACCGCGAGACGGTGGAACTGCGCCAGCTCGGCGAGCCGCGTGTGACGCAGGACAAATACGGCAAGGACCAGATGCGCGTTGGCTATTCCGCCCGCGTCCGCATCACCGTCAGGGCAGGGGACACCGTCATCGTCCGCGAGGGCTGCGGCTTCGGCTCCGGCATCGACAAGGACACGGACCAGGCTCACGAAAGCGCGCTGAAGGAAGCCGAGTCCGACGCCATGAAACGGGCGCTGATGACGTTCGGCAACGCCTTCGGTCTGGCCCTTTACGACAAGACACAGGCCAACGTCGCCGCCGTGGTTTCCGCCGTCGTCCAGACCGCGACCGCCTCCCTCGCCATGTGTCGGGATGAAGCCGACCTGAAGGAGTGGACGGCCAGCAACGGCGCGATGATCGACGGCCTCTCCGAAGTCGAAAAGCAGGGCGTCCGCAAAGCCTACGCCGCCCGGCAGACGGCCATCAAATCCGCCACCAACCCGTTTGAACAGAAAGCCGCCTAGATGAAAAACCTGACGATTGCCGGTCGCCTGACCAAAGACGCCACCACCCGCGAGGCCGGGTCCGACAAGGTGACCGGGTTTTCCGTCGCCGTGGATGACCGGCAGGGCAAGGAGAAGTCCACCCTGTTCTTCGACTGCTCCATGTGGGGCAAGCGTGGCGAGACGCTGGCTCAGTACTTGGTCAAAGGCTCGCAAGTCACCGTCTCGGGCGACCTTGGGGCGCGGGAATATGAGGGCAAGACGTACCTGACCCTCCGCGTTGCCGACGTGTCGTTGCAGGGCGGGAAAGCCCCCTCGACCAACGACGGATTTAGCGGACCCGCTGGCAACGCCAAGGAGTCCTACGACCTGTCCGACGACATCCCTTTTTAGGAGCCGGTGATGACCGCCGAACCCATCCAACTCCGCAACTCGACGCCCTTCGACCTGATCGTTGAGAGCATCGAGGACTTGATCGGTGAAGCCCGCAACTACGCGGACGGCTCCCCTGTGGAAACGCAGGGGCAAGCCGACGACGTGTCCCGCATCATCGACGGCCTGAACCTGAACGCCAAGGCGCTGGACGCTGAACGGGTTGTGGAGAAGGCTCCGCTCGATAAGCAGATCGCGGCAATCCAGGATCGCTACAACATCTGGATTGCCGACCGGAAGAACAAGACGCCGGGCAAGGTCTGGAAAGCCGTCGATGCGCTCAAAGCGTCCCTGCAACCGTACCTCGCCAAGCTGGACGCAGAGAAGCGCGAGGCCGAAGTCATTGCCCGCCAAGCCGCCGAAAAAGCTGCGTGGGACGCCGCCGAGGCTATTCGCAACGCCGCCGCAAACGACCTTCATGCCCGCGAGGAAGCCGAGGCCCTGATTGCCGACGCGGAAGCCGCTCAGAAGCTCGCCAAGGCCGCAGCCGGTGACAAGGCACACGCGACGGGCGGAAGCCGTGCAATGGGCCTCCGCAGCGTCTGGAAGGCCACCCTGACGGACAGCCATGCCGCCGCCGCGCACTACTGGCGGACGAACCCCGACGCCTTCACGGCCCTGCTGCAAAAGCTGGCCGACGACGACGTGCGGGCCGGTAAGCGAAGCGTACCAGGGTTTGACGTGGTGGAGGCTCGCGTACTGTGAGCCGCTGGACCCTCAAACTCTCTCCGTGGAACCGTGAGACCGCTATCGCGTGGCTGGACAAGGCCATCGGCAACGGGGGCGAGGGCGAGTGGTGGTCAATGGTCATCACCGACACGCGCACGGATGAGCAGAACAAAAAGCTCTGGCCCATGCTTGAGGACGTATCCAAGCAGGTTCAGTGGTTCGGCCAGTGGCTTGAGAAGGAAGATTGGAAACTGATCTTTCTCGCCGCGCTGAACCGCGAGACCCGCATCGTTCCGAACCTCGAAAACAACGGGTTTGTCAATCTCAGCACGTCGTCATCCAAGCTGTCCAAGGCGCAGTTCAGCGACCTGATCGAACTGATTTACAAGCTGGGGGCCGAGCGTGGAGTGGTCTGGACGGACCCGAAGGAAAAGCGCGCCAGACTTGCGGTGGCCCCATGAACCGCCCTGCCGTCGTCATCGACAAGCGCAAGCCGCTCACCCGTCGCGAGGTCATCCAACTGATGCTCGATCAGGAGGGCCGTTGCGGGTGCGGGTGCGGTGAAAAGCTCCAGCCCATGACCGAGGGCGTGATTGACGAACACATCATCCCCTTGGGCATCCGGGAGAACGCGAACGAACTGGCGAACCGCGCCCTGTATCGCAAGCCGTGCGCCGCCAAGAAGACGCCCGGCGATCAGTCAGCCATCGCCAAGTGCAAGCGCATCGTCGCCCGCGAGAACGGCACCCGGCGAGAGCGCAAGGCTATCCCGTCGCGTCCGAACGCATGGCCCAAGGGGCGCAAGCTGCCGACGAAAGCTAGCCGGAACGCTGGCGACAAGCTGGCCAGGTATGACGACGGCGTAGCCGGAGGAATGAACCCAAATGAAGGAGCCGAACAATGAATGTCTCAGACAAGACGAAAGATGGGTGGACGCTGCAAGGCGAACACGAATGGGATGAGTGCTCTGTCCAGTTCAGCGGGTCGGGTTGCTACCACACGATCTACGAGCCGGGCCGTCGCTTGCCTATCGCGTTCGTCATCGGGTCCAGCGAGTATTGGCGCGACAGCGAGGCCGAGGACACAGCCCGCGCTCGACTGATTGCCGCCGCTCCCGAGATGTTTGAGGCGCTTCCAGACTTGTCGGCGGTCATCGCGTGGCTTGAGAACGGCTGCGAAGTCACCCACGCCGTGACCGAACTCCGCATCCATCAAGCGCGCATCGACGCGGCGCGCTCCAAAGCTACAGGTGACGCATGAGCGGGGTAGAGGGGCTGAAGCCTTGTCCGACGTGCGGCGCGCTTCCGTGCGATCAAGTTAGCCCGCCTGCCCCTGTAGAAAGGGGAGTGCGGGAGTTGGTCAAAGAGCTTCGCTTGGCGGCGTGTGGTCTGTTCACGCTCTCCAACGACAAGGGCGACTACGGCTATTTCGATGACCTAGCCGAACGGGTTGCCGCTCTATCCGCTATAGAAGGAGGAAGGGGTTCATCGGCTGCGCCGATACCCACCGAGTTTGCAGTTCTCGTTGACCTGCTGTCTGGGGCTTACGAGGACCACCAACGCGGCGCAGCGTCTCCCGACGACAGCCTCTTTGAGTTCATGGCCAAGCGAGTACTCGCCGCTGCGAGCCCCACCGAGCAAGCGGATGGGGGTGTTGTAGGCGAGACATGGTCGAGCATGGCCGCGTGGACAGCAGAGACGTTCGGGCCTGTAACACTGGAGCGCATCGCCACGCGGGCCAATGAGGAGATGCAGGAGCTTCTGGCGGACCCGAGCGATGTTACCGAGGCCGCCGACGTGTGCATCGTCCTCTCGCGCTACCCCGGCATTGAGGACGCGATCAACCGCAAGATGGCCGTGAACCGTGGTCGCCAGTGGAGGCTCAACGGCGACGGCTCCGGCTATCACGTCAAGCCCGACACCCCTCCCGCCACCCCCATAGCCGGGGGATTTGGTTCATCGCCTGACGGCGATACCCACCGTGCGGCTGATACGGCTGTTGTAGGCGGGCAGATCGCGTGGCGTGTGGGGACGCCTCCGCAGGACGGGTCCACCTTCTACGGCCACTGGTGGTCGCCCTGTCGTTGGCTGGCCTACAAGCCAAACAGCGAGCAAGCGCGCCGAGGCGTCAAAGGCCGCTGGCAGACGATGAACGAGTTTGGCGGATGGGTGAACGCCTCCGCGCCGAACGAGTGGGCGACCGAGGCTCAGATCAGGGCTCGCCAGCAAGCCGCCCCTGCCAGCGACACCACAGCCAGGTACGAGCCGGAGGCGAGTGAACCCAAAGACGCTGCCAGACGTGATGAGGGAGGCGAGTGATGGGAGACGCAGCAGACGACGCTTACGACGCCGCCATGTGGGAAGACGATGAACCCGCGTTCTGCGGCACCTGTCCTGACGGTGTTCCAGCGATCCTGCCACCAGAGGGTTGGACGTGCCCGGAGTGTGACGCCGAGTGGGGCGATGACGACGACGCTACCACGGAACGAACATCGGCCCTCAGTGGGTACGAAGGCGAAGCCGAAGTGCACCATGAAACCGGAGTGAAACCATGACCCGCACAGTCGTAATCGTTCCGCTTGATCGCAGCCCGTACCCGCGCGCGTTCCTTGACGACTTGAACGGCTACATGACGGGCGGTTCTGGACGATGCCTAGAGGCCATTCTCGCCGCTGGCGCGCACGTCACAACCATGCCGCCAGCCTCCGCCCCTGAAGGGATGCGGGAGGCTATCGTCGCGATCATCAACGAGGAAGTGGACGGCGATTATGACGGTCGCCTGCATTACGTTGGCGCAGCAGCCGACGCCATCCTCGCCATCATCGCAAAAGGGGAAGGACGTGAGTAGGGTTCATTCCGCGCTGTCGCGCTCCATCCCCACCGAGGGCCAACCGATCAGTAATGCGCGCCTTGTGGCAGAGTTGCAGGGCCTGACCATCGCCATCCACATGTTCGGTTTGGGCCATTTGGCGCACATATCTCATGGACGTGCATACGAAACGCCCAAAAACGAACAGGTCGCGCAATGACCCGCGCCTCGATCACCAAAACAGTCCGGGGCCTCCAAAAGCTCGGGCTTTCCGTGTCAGGAGTCGAAATCGCGCCAGACGGCACGGTTCGCGTCTTGACCTCTTCCGCGAACGAGGGTGCAGATGACGGCCTTGAAGCCATGCGGGAAGCCCGACGTGCGCGCTCGCTTATCAGGACTGCAAAAGGCCACTAAGCGGCTCTCCGGGGGCCGTGTGGCGGTTTACGCCTATGCCTTCCGGGGCGGTGACCTGATCGCCCGCGCTGACGGCAGGAACCTGGCCGACGCCAACGACGCGTTAGAGAAGGCGCTAGGCCAGCCCGACACGCTCGCAAAGCTGGACGCCGCCCGAAAGCCTATCCGCCACACTGACGACCGCGCCTATGTCCGGGGGCTGATCGCGGCGTTCAAGGCGTCGCCCGAATATGCGCGCCTCGGTGATGCGTCAAAGACCGAGTACGCCCGCCACCTGAAAGCCTTTGATGCGGAGTTCGGGACGTTCAAGGTCCGTGTCGTTGAGCAGGCTACGCCCGACATTGTCGATTGGCGCGATGACGCCTTCTCCGACAAGCCCCGGACGGCTGACTATTTGATGGGGACCATTGGCCGACTGTTCGGCTGGGCCAAAGCTCGCAAGCTGGCCTCGCACAATCCCGTTGAGGGGATCGAGCGGCTTCACCGTGCAGACAGGTCCGATGTTATCTGGACCGACGCCGATCTGGTGAAGATATGTGCGGAGGCATCCCCCCGCGTTCAGCAAGCCATCCGCCTAGCGGCTGAGACGGGCCTGCGTATGGGTGACCTATTGACCCTGACATGGGGCGAGGTCGGGGACCACGGCATCACGAAGCGGACCAGCAAGCGGGGCAGGGTGGCGACCATCCCGTTTTCACAGGCGGGCTGCGAGCTGATCGGAGCAATCCCGAAAGTTTCCACCGTCGTCCTGACGAACAACCGGGGCAAGCCGTGGACCAGGGACGGGTTCAAGTCCGTCTTCCAGCAAGCCAAGGCCGACGCGGGGATAACGGGCCTCCGGTTCCATGACCTGAGAGGCACCGCCGTCACCCGGAAAGCCGTGTCGTACCCCGACCTGACGCCGTCCGATCTGGCGCTGATTTTCGGCTGGTCACCCGATCACGTTCAGGCCCTTTTGGCGAAATATGTCAGCCGTGACGCGGTGGCCCTTGACCTGCTTTCGAGAATGAAACAGAAACCCGAAATACAAACCGATCACAAACCGGGTCCGCGCGGTTTAGCCAAGTGATTGATATTGTTGTGCGCGCCCTTAGCTCAGTTGGTTAGAGCATCTGACTTTTAATCTGTGGCTCTACCTATAAAAACAACCACATAGCTACAAACCGGGCCTTACCCGACCCCAACAGATTCAGTTGGTTACCGGAGGCGCGCAAACCGACCGGCGCTATTTCAGCCCATCTCCGGGTCGTCATCATCCAGCACACCAGGATCAGGTCGCTGATCGGTAGCCGAGCGCGGGAACGGCCTTCCGGTGTAGGTCGCCCACCTTGCCCGCTTTGCCGATGCGCGACGGTTTAGCTGCTTGTTCGCCTCGCAGAACAGGAGGCGCGCGAAGGGGGTCAGGTCAGGCTGCACGGTCGAGCCTCGCCAGTGAGCAGGTGTGCCGTTCCACCTCCCCGTCCTGCCGGTGATAGGTCACGGCCTCCATCGACCGCTTCGACCGATAGCCGCTCGCGTGTGACCAGATGTCCGGCGCGGCGAGGGTCCGGCAGTATTCCACCGTGACGCCCGGATAGTCCTTCACGTCCTTGTGGTGGACGTGTCCGACGAACCAGACCCGCGAGCCGTGTTCCGACGCCAGCCACATTGCCGGAGCGTCCACGGCCATCAGCAGGGGAAGGTTGGCACCCTTGGCCCCGTCACCGTGCGTCGTCCCAATCAGGTTCGCGCCGAAGCCGTGGAACCAGTACGGGTTAGGGCTGGTCGCCACCGTCACGCGCGGCTCGTTCTCATAGATCAGGGCCATCATTTCCGCGAGCATCAGGGCCGTGATGCCGTCATGGTTGCCGGGGTTAATCCGCACCGTGACGTGTTGGTGCTTTTCCAGCATCCGGGCGATGTGGTGGCGCTTGCACCGGATGACTGCGCGGACGACTTCGGCGTGACGGCCATGTGTATCGAGGTGGTGCCCGCTCTTTGTCCGGCTGGCGTTGTTGTCGGCGTGGAGGCTGTCGCCAAGGTCGATGAACAGAGCATGGGCTGACGGGGCTGCGGAGGCTACCAGCCGGTCAATCGCGGCCTTCGTGACGCGCTCGTATTCCACCAGGTCGAACGCCTGTCCGGTTTCGTCCCTCCACGCATAGAGGCCCGCGTGTGGGTCGCCTTGCGGGTAGACGGTCAAAAGGTCGTCGTCGGTGTACCGGGGCGGGGCAAGGGGGGCGATAGGCTGTAGGCCCTCAAGAAGCGCGTCCCTGATAGCCTTTAGCTGTTCGGCTTGCCTTTCCGCATCGGGCGACTGGCGCTCCCATACCCGCTCAACCCCACCGGGGCCGCGCTGAATGGTGACCTTCCCCATGACGAAGCCGGGAGCTACGCCGTCGTCGAAATGTCCCGGCGCATGGCCACGGCGAGCCGCTTCCTTCCGGTAGCGGGTGATGGATTCCCATACCGAGTTTTTCACCACGCCGAGGGCGGCTGCCGCCTTGTCGTAGGTGCCGTGCTCTTCAAGGGCCTTCAGATAGCGGGCTTGGGTTGGTGTGACCCAATCGGGATATTCGTTGTCTTCGATGGGAACGAAGGACAAGGCCATCAGCCACCCGTAAAGATGCGCCACCAAGGGCGGGGGAGGGGTTGGAGCGCCCGTTGTTGCGCGTCGAAGCTCTGGACCGCCAAATCCCTACGGCCATCGCACACGGCCAGCGCAGCGGCCCTTGCGGCATAGGTGGCGTCTAGGTCGGCGTTCGTCGGGCTATCCGGCAGGACCGGCAGGCGGCACGGTTGGCGAGCTACCGGGGGCAGGGTCAGGATTGGCGCAGAGGGCGGGGGCGTTGTCGCACACCCGCTGATCGTTAAGGCGCAGGCGATCAGCCCGCTCTTGAGTAAGGGGGGCGTCCGCATCGGGGGCGTTCCTTGCTTCGGTTTCGGCTTGCGAGGCAATCTCGCGGATGATGGTCTCGCGGGTGTGGAAGGTCTCGGTGGCTTGGCCGATCTCCGCGTTTCCGGTGGCCTCGCGCTCAAGGGTGGAGACCTGGCCCTCAAGCCGGTCAGCCCTCGCCTCCGCGCGCTTCGCGGACCAGAATGGCGAGAAGGGGACGTAGCTTAGAGCACTGGCTGCTCCCCAGAGCAGGCACCCCGCCATGACGGCATAGCCGATCCAGCGCCACGGAATAGAGCGAACAGGCATTTGCGAAACCCTTTGAGGGCCGCGATGTTCATGGTATGATCTTCGGGCCGAAGCGGTGCTCTAACACCAGCCCCGGCCCTAACCTCAACCGATCTCGGAGATCAGGTCTTGGCTGATTTAAGCATACCAAAACGCGGCGTTTATGCCATCACCTGTCTGGTCGATGGTCGATGCTATGTCGGCGGTTCGACTGGAATCGTAAGACGGTGGAGCGCGCATCGCTCCGCCCTCAATTATGGCAAGCACAAAAACCGACTGCTTCAGGAGGCTTGGACGCAACTCGGCCCTGAAGCCTTTGCCTTTTCCGTCCTAGAGGCCGTCCCGACCGGGAGTATCTCAGCGGTTGAGCAGCGGCATATGGACCGCCTTTGCGCTCACAGTCGCGGCTTTAACATTTACCCGACAGCGGGCTCGCCGCGCGGGTCAGTACACTCTGCGGAAACTCGGATGAAGGTCGGCTTGGCGGGCAGGGGCCGTAAGCACAGCGCGGCAAGTCGGGCGAAAATCTCGGACAGACTTCGCGAGGTTATGACATCATCAGACGCCCGCGCCATCCGCTCTGCTGGGGTCATCGGGCAGCGAAATGGGTGCGCCAAACTGTCAGACAAAGACATCATCGCGATCCGTCAGGCGGCGCGCGGCGGAGCGACGCAACAGGCGATTGCCGATCGGTTCGGCATTAAACAGCAGGCGGTTTCCAAGATCGTTTCGCGCCAGCGATGGGCGCACATCGCCTAAACACCACCCACGCCCTTCCGGTACGTCCAGATGATCGCGACAAAGACGCTGGCAATGCCGAGGAAGAACCCGATTGCAATGCCGAGGAGGAGGGAGGTCATTCCGGCCTCCACGCGACCGGGTAGAAGCACTTGCTTCGCTCCCAATGGCCCTCCATGACCGTCTCGCCTTCGCCCCAATGCCTGACGGTCGGGCAAAGCGGGTGCGTCACGCGCGACTGTATGCGGGCCTCTCTGCCGTCCTTGTCGATGCCGACAATCCAAGTTCCGTCCGTTGGCGCAGAGGCCATATCTTTCTGTTCGTTCACGGGTACTTCCTCCGGTCGAGTTCAACGTGCGGGCCATCCCTGAGCGACTTCCAATCGCCGCCCCAAATGATCGGCACGTTTAGTTCCTTCGCCGCGCGCTTGAAGGCCAGCGCGACCTGACCATAAAGCGGCCAGTCCCATCGGACCTTGCCCGCGACCAGCACCGCAAAATCAATTGCATGGCCGGTGATGTGCCGGGAGTTCATCGTCTGCGATGCGCCCGCCGCTTTCAGTTCACGCTGGCGAGCGACCGACCGCAGGCCCTCGGTGATGGTGAAGTCGTGCGGGCTGTAGGACAGGGCCAGTTCGACCACGCGGACCAGATCGGGGTGGACCTCGCGAAGACGCAGGCGTGACGTGACGCCGAGCTTGTAAGCCATTGGCTGACTCCGGTGTTTGTGCTAGGAAAATGAGGCCGGGGCGAGTGTTCGGGGGGCCAGTGTCCCGCCGCTGATGCGGATAGTCCGATGCGACCACGGAGGGCACGTCAAACGCCCCGGCAAACCTGTATAGGAAAGGGCGGTTTTGCTTACACGTCCGCCGAACGTGTTAAGCCGGGGGCGTTTCTACCGGGGCCATCGTCGCAGAGGCCCGAGCAACGCCCCGGTCCTTGAGGCTGATACCAGCACCGCCAAGCGCGAGGATGGTTGCCAGCCCGCCGCCGAAGCCGGTCCCGAACTCGATCATGCTGAATGCCTGACCGTTGTGCACGGCGATGCCTTGGAACACCATTGCCCCGATGATGAAGGCCACCGTGCCGATAACCCAGAGGATGCGGGCTGCGTCGTAGGACGTGTGCCCCGGCCCCATGAGGGCATTGCGGAGGAGGGTGTTCACTGGCCAGCCTCCCGCTCAATCCGGTCTAGCTGTTCCTTCATGGCCTTTGTGCGCTCGTCCAGACGGGCGAGGGTTCCATCGGCAAGCGGGGCGACGGTGCGCTCCAGGCTCGACACCCGCTGGTTAATCCCGCCGCCCCAAAAGACCAGCGTGGCCGCTTGCACGATCAGGGCGACAATCACCCCGATCATTGACCAGTTGAGTTTACGGGCGTCGGCGTGAAGCGTCATTAGCGGGTCACTCGCTCTTAAGGATTCGTGGTGTCAGGTTGGGTTGTCGCGCGACCCGGCTGGTCACATAGTCGGGGCTGGGGGAGGGTGTTCGCGCACCTTCCCCGGCTGACGATCAGCGACCGCGCGCTGTGATCTTGGCGTCGGCGGCGGCGGCGAAGACTTCCCACGCGCGTTCCGTCAATGACCCGACGGAATAGCGGGCGCGAAGCTCCAGGTTCTTCTTCGTGCTGGCATAGGTCGTGTCTGGCCCGCCGCTCATCGGCTGAAGGCTGGTGACGGTCGTGCCTGAGATCGTGAACAGTTGCGCCTCGGTGACGGTCAGCGAGCCGGAGTAAAGCGGAGCGCCCGTCATGTCCCGAATGGTCGTCGTGATGGTGTCAGTCCCGTTAAAGGACTGGACGCAGATCAGGTCCACACCGACGACGTTGCCGACACCCGGTCGTGGAGACAGTTCCGCAGCCGTACCCGCCGCGCCCGACCCGTTAGGGGGGCGATGCGCGAACCACGGGTCCGCCGCTACGTCGTCCCAATCGCCGGTGTAGCCGCGAAGATAGACCAGCGGCCCACGCACCGACGCTCCATTGATCCAGTTGCGGAAGCCCATCAGGCCGCCGATCTTCTCGGCATCCGCCCCGACCGAGTCTACGATGCGGAAGACCTCCGCAATCGTCCACGGCGCGGCGGCGTCGAACGCCGGTTCGGTGACAATCTCGGTTCCGGCCAGCAGCAGACCGCCCCCGCCCGACAGGTAGCTGACGCTGTTGTTGACCGCGTTCGGATGCTCGATCAGGGCCGCAGCCCCGCCCATCTCATCCGCCGGAGTCGTGCCCGACCCTTCCTCATAGAGGAACATCGTCTCCATGTTCGCCGAAGGGAAACCGAGGGCGTCCTTTTCGATCAGGGGCGGGAAATACCCCGGAAGGCTCTGGTCGGTCGGGAAGTTGGCAAGAAAGGCGGTCATCGGATCATGCCCCCGTGATCGTGATACCGGCGTGCTGCATTAGCCAGCCGTAGAGTGGAGGGTAAAGCCCGGCCTGCGGCCCGTTGACGTGGGCGCTGCGGCTCATCGCGGGGTCCGTGTTGCGGACGTTCGTGTAGGAGTTGGTCCGACCGAAGGTCAGCACGTCGCCCACGTCGAACGGGATCAAGCCGCCGTCGTCGCGTTCCTCGTCGTCGCGCATATAGAACAGGGTGTTGCCGCCCGTGACCTCGATCTCACGGCAAACACCCGATGACGGGCCGTCGCCGTAGACGTAGAACACGCCGTCACGCAGCAGCGGAGCCAGCACCGCCGACTGATCGCCCGCCACGGTCAGCTTAAACCGGGTTCCGGCGTCGGTGTCCGCCGTGGCTGCGGCGCGGGCGGTGACGGTCATCGTCACGCCCAGCTCACAAAGGGAGTTGACGCCGATGCGAACAAAGCCGCTGGCCGGAACCGAGGGAACCGTCAGGATCACCTCATCGCCCTGGATCGCGATGGCGGTTGGGATCACCGCTCCGGTCGGGCTGTCGATGGTCCCGGCGTAGAGGGTGAATCCGAAATCATAGCAGGGCGGAACCAGCGTCGTATCGACCACCAGCGGAAAGCGGGTGTTGACCTTGACCGCGACCGACGTGCTGGAGATCTTGCGCGCCGAGACAGCAAGCGGCGGGCTGTGATGCTCGCCCAGCACATTGACCCGGTGAATCGCGCGGGCGGTCAGTTCAGCCAGGTCCGCCCGGTGCGCGTCGGCGCTGTAGTGGATGGCCGAAGACGTGTCGCCCTTCACATAGAGCATGGCCGACTGGCAGTGATAGCGCGGGCCGATCAACTGGATCAGCGGGCAGTCTTCCGCCGCCTGCTGCCATGCGGTCGGGGTCCACAGATTAGAGTTGGCGGGCATAACGAAGGTGAGGACGGGCTGGGTCTGGCTGGTCAGCGCCCGAACGTCGGTGTCGATAGCTTCGGCCAGTTCAATCGCCTTGGCCTTGTACCCGGCGATCAGGTTCAGGGGCGTCAGGACCGATCCGGCGTTGGTCAGCTTCAGATCGCCTTCCTTCTCGCCCTGATCGACCACCACGCCCGCAAACTCGTAGGTATGGCCCAGCGACTCCACCGCCGCTTTCGCGCGGGCAATGTCGTCCAGCGCGGTGATGTAAAGGCCTTCGCTGGTTTCATCGTCCGGCCCGATGTCGGTCAGGCGGCGAGAACCGAGGGCGGTTGACGTGACGATGAAGAAGTCGCCATCAGCCAACGGAACCGCGTTGCGGCCGCGCCCCGTCATCAGAGCCTTGAGCGTGTCGGCCAACCCGGTCGCGCGGGACTCGACTTCAAAGGTCAGGACCGTTTGACCCTCAAACAGCGGCGCGAGGATGAATCCGGCGTCCGCCCGATCTTCCGGCGTCAGTTCGTTGTCGTCAGGAACCCATGTATTCGGGCCACGCTGGAACGTCTTGTTGCCCCAGCCGGTCGCAGCGGTCGAGACGATCTCGAAAGCCTGGTCCGCCGCCATGTTTGATTGACCCATCAGCACGACGTGCCGAACCGTCACGGCGCGGTTGCGGCTGAACCCTCCGGGGCAGTCAAACTGAAACTGGTCATTCAGGCCAAACACCGGGTACTGAATGGCGTCCTTCACAAGATTGACAACGACCGCGTAGCCATCGACCGAGACTTCAGCCTCAAACGTCGCGCCGTCCAGAAGGTCCGCATAAGTGGCAGCCTCATCAGCAGCGGCCTCCGCAGCGGCAACACTGGCTGCTCCAGCGGCCACGACAACCGCCGAAGTGGTAACACCTTGGGCCACAACGGCGGCAATGGACGTTGCCTGCTGAGCCTCAACTGCGTCAATCCCGTCGCGCACGGCCTGAGACGCGCGAGCCACGCCCGACGACTGAACTTGAACCGGAACGCTGCGTCCGCCGACCTGGACCTGAACGGTGCTCATCGGACAACCCCCTTTTCGGCAATCAAGGCTCCGGCGAGGAACTGCGTCACAAGCCCGTCAGCGTCGGTGTTGACCCACTGATAGACGCCCTCATAAGGGTCATCCGTGTCCGTCGCGTTTGGCAGGGTGGTGAGGTCCGCCCTCTTGAGCAGGAGCGTGATGACCGCGCCGTCAAAGGTGATGATCGACCCGTTGACCGTGGCAACTTCCGTGACTGTAAGGAGCGACGACGCGGCCCCCTCCGTCGCGCGGATTTGGAGGTCGCCCGTGTAGCCGGTGAAGTCGTAGGACGACGGGAACACGAAGGTCTCTTCGGTGTCGGCGGACTTGTTGACCCGGAGGTTTCCGTAGTCGTCAAAGCCGAGGTCGGTACAGGTCATGTGCGCCCATAGAAAAAGGCGCTCCCGAAGGAACGCCGTTGTGGTAGGGTGGGGGGATGTGGAGAGCCGCCGTTATCGTTATCGCCGTGATCGGCTTGCCGTTTATGGGCCGGTGGGGGATAGCAGCCCTGCTGCTGCTGGCGTTTGCTCTTGTTCTGGACCTCCAAACGAGGCTTGAACGTGCCGAACGGCGTCTTGGTAGTAAGACTGAAGGGCCGGGTTTCGACCCGCAAAACGTTGAAGCTCCGCAAGCGCCTGACCCGCGCTCAAGCGGTCCGTGGCGCGATAGATAGTGTTTATCAGCAGTTGCGCGGGCTTAGAGTAGACCGCCGACACGCCCAGAATGGTCGGGATGGCAACGGCGGGGTTGACCACCGCTCCAGTTCCAGCCGCGCCGGACGCCAAGCCAATCGTCGCAAGGCGCTCAGCCGAACCGCTGTTAGGCAGCGTTCCGGCCATGACGCCTTCAGCCGGGTCAGTCAGGTTTTGCAGGCGGGCCTCTCCGCGACCGTAGGAGCGCCCCTCAGAGCGAGCCAAGACGCTGTTCAGGTTTGAAGCCGTGAACAGTCCGTCATTGCGGCCCGTCGTCGGATTGCTTGCGGCCCTGCGGATGAGTTGGAAATTGCCGAACGCATCATCAGTTTGACGGACGCGGGCCAGCGTTCCAGGTGATGCCTGTTCAAGCGCATCCCCCAACACGACGCGAAGCTCGCGCAGCCCTTGGGCAAGCGGACGATCAGCAGGCCCACCATTTGCGGCGCTATTGATCGCGGCGGAAAGCTCCGAGTCCAGTTGCTTCCACTCTTGACCAGTGATCGGCCCTTGCAGCCGCGTGACCACGTCTTGTGCTGAATCGCTCAGGCGCTCCCGAGCCGCCGCCGACATATTGCGCGGGTTGATGGCCGCTTGAACGCGGGCGTTGATCTGCGGGTCCGGCATGATGGTAACCGGGTTCAGGTCGGCCTTGTAACGGCCAGAGATAAGGTCGTCTCCGGCCCGAATGGCCTCCCGGCCCGACACGCCCTTGGGCAGACGCTCGCCAATGATGTCGAGAACCTGATTGATGGCCGCGCGACCGAAGCTCCTGACGCTCTCGCGTTCAGCAGACGCGGGCACCGCGCCAACAAACGGGATAGAGGCCGCGCCTTGCTCAAGCGTCCTCGCGATCCGCCCGAGAATGGGGACGCCGCTCAGCAGTTGCCCCGGCGTCATATTCACGCCAGCCCGCGAGAGTTGGCGAACAGGCCCAGCGTTAGCAACCGCTTGGCCTGCCCTTTGCGCTCCAAGGTCGAGCAGGCCAGCCGTGGCGGCTCCGACGCCAGCACCGATGGCCGCGCCCTGTGCCTTCTCGGCAAGCCCACCCTCAGTGTTCAGCGCGCCGGACAAAAGCCCGTAGCCGCCACCAACGACAGCCGCGCGACCACCACGCGCCGCGCCAGATGCGCTTCCGATCCAGTCGCCCGTTCCTCTGACGCCGGGCGTGAGAAGCCCCCCGACCATCTGCATACCGACAGACCCAGCCGGGTCTTTTGCCATCAGGGCGTCGAGTTGGTCACGGAACGCATCGCGGCCCGCCTGCGAGGCAAGCCCCCGGTCAATCCCGCTTGTCATCGGAGACAGCCAGTTGGACGCGCCGACCAGATACGGAAGACCGCCTAGCGTTTGCCCTTGAGACATATTCGCCACCCACGCGGGGACGTTCTCAGCGCCTTGCAGGGCGGCGGCGTATTCGGCCTGGTACTTCGGGTCAGCCTCGCGCTCAAGGCGCGCCATGCGGCCCTTGCGGTCCCCGGCTAGTTGGCGCTGGTAAGCGTCCACATCGGCTTGGGTCGCCGGATAATAGGCGTCGGAGTCGGGGTCATAAATTTCAAACTGCCCGTTGCCCCGCTCCAGAATACTGGCGCGGTTGACGTTAACCTCTGTGATGCCGTCTGGCCCCATTGAGGTTTCGGACGGAGGGCCTTCAGCAAAACGCGGCTCGCGTCCCAGCCAAGGCTGGAACTGAAGGGTTCCCCCAGACTGCGGAGCGGCAAAAGCCCGCTCTGCATTGGCGCGGATTTGTTCGTTATCCACGCCAGCAAGCGGCTGGACAGGGGCACCCGCCGCACGGGTCGCATCCCGCCGCATGAACCACTCATCGACGGCATCGGCGCGTTCCAAGGCTGGTTGCGCCGGAGCCATTCCGGGGTCGTAGTTAGGATCAGCCGCCATCCGCTGGCGCTGATACTCCATCGCCTCTTCGCGCGAGCCGTACTGCGCCGTCAGAGCGGCAAGCTCTTCCTCATCGGTAATGCCGAGGGAGTTGAGCGGCGCAGGGGCCATGCCAGACGCAGGAACGCGCGGTGCGGCCTGCGGGCGAGCGGGGGCCGCTTGACGGGCTGGAGCGGGAGCAGGGGCGACCGGAGCGGCAATGCCCGCATAGGGGTCAGCCTGACCCACCGGACGGGCAATCGACGCATAGGGGTCTTGCTGCATCACTGGCGAACCCTCTCAATCCCGTCCATGCCGATAAAGCGCGTACCGGGGGGCAGCGCGGCGGCTTCCTGCGGCGACAGACGGTTGCCGGGCGTTGGCATATTAACCGGAGCGGACTGAGCCGGAGCAACTCGCGACCGAAGCGCGGAGCGTTGACGCTGAGAGAGCGCCTGACCGTCTTGCAGCGTCGCCCGCAAGCCTCCAGCCGATTGGCCGAGGTCGCCAGCCGTGACGCTCTGAAGGACCAAGAGGTCAGCGTTCGACGGGTTTGCGCCAAGGGATTTCGCCATGCCGACACGCAGACGACCAGCCATGTTGAGATAACGCTCCGTCGCGGCGACCTGACGGCGCGCGTCCTGATTGCCAACGGCGGCAGCAGCGCGAGCGGCCAGAAGGCGTTGATCGGCACCTAGCCCGGTGATGACATCGCCGGAGTCGAGCATCGAGACCATTTCGTTCAGGACCGGGTCAACGTCGGTGTCGAGCGCGCTAAGCTGGCCTTGCAGTTCGACGTTGGCAGCGGTCGGAGCGACAGGCGCACGGGGAGGAGGCGCGTTCTGATAGATTGGAACGCCGCCTCTTTCGCTGACCAGATCGACGCCCTCGCCAGCCGAGAGAATGCGCGGCGCACCCTGTCCGCGCTGCTCGCCCGTTTGCGGGTCGATCAGCACGTTTCCGGGAGCCACATTGACCGGACTGGTTGCCGTCAGGCGGGCCGTTTGCTCTTGGAACGTCGGGCCGCGCTGCATCAGCGTTTCCGGCTGTGGGCGGAGCGGGTCCGTTCGGACAAGGCTATCCCCGAACTGCGTCACCTGCGGCGCAGACACCCGCTGGCCGTTGCCGATCACCGATTGGATGCCGCCCGCCGCAATGACCTGCGGGGAGTATTGTTCGGCCAGGTTCTCGCCAAACTTCTCCGGGTTCAGGTCGAAGGCCAGCATGGCAGCCGGACCCATCGCTTCAGCCGCTTGGCGCAGTCGAGCGCGGCGAGCCTCCATCTGCGGACGGTTAGCCTCCGCCTCAAGGCGGGCGCGCTCACGGTCCATGCCTTCCCGGCCTTCCATGAGGTAGGTCAGGAAGCCCGGTCCCCGACGAGCGGGTTGAACCGGCGCAGCGGCAGGAGCCGGGGCAACGCGAGGCCCGCCCGACTGGATTAGGTTCATCACGTTCGGGTCCAGAAGGCTGGGCCGCTGGTATTGTCCGGGTCGGACGTATTGGCCGGTATCAAGCAAGCCCATCAACCAAACCCTCCAGAGGGACTCCAAGAGAAGCCCATATTCATTCCCGTGGTTGTTCCGCGCGTCTGGCCTTGCGAGTTGCCTTGCGTATTCGTCACAGTCTCTTGGCCGAGCAGGGCGAGAAGCTGATTGATCTGGGCTTGCGTGTTGGCGTCGAACTGGTTGCGGTTGGCGTTCTCGTTTTGCGCCACGCCTTGAGCCTCCGAGAAGCCGCGCGAACGAAGCCCGCCAAGGGTGGTCGCCAGCGTCCGGTCGTACTGACCCGCCAGTTCAGCTTCCGCGATGCCGCGCCGCTTGTCCCCGAACGCGCCAGCGCCCGCGATGTCCGACCGTTGCTGATTGGCGGCAAGGTCGCGGTTGGCGTTGATGTCAGCCGTGGTCGCGTTGATGACCTCCTGCTGATAAGGGTTCATGTAGGTCTGGTAGTCGTTGGCACCGAGCGCCTGGTATCGCTGCCCGCCAAGCTCGCCCATGCGGTTCGACAGCATATCCCACGACCGTTGAGACAGGCTGGTCGAAGCGTTCTGGTTGAAGCTCTGGTTAGACGACCCCCTCGACTTTTCCTTGCTCGCGCCGCCAGTGATTGCCATTGTCTCACAGTTCCTTTTCGATAGCAGGGTCGGGCAGTCGGTAGCCGTGCCGAAGCGCGTACCGTTGCCAGCCTTTGCGGCCCGTCGCCGCCGCGTAATCACAGCCGTGTTGTCGTCCGAACGCCTCGATCACCGGGCCAAGTTCGGACATCGCTTTGAGCGTTCCGCCCGCTGCAAAGATGTGCATCACCTTGTGGCGCGGTGACGTGATGAACTCCCCGACCATGCAGCCTTCTTCGTGCATGAACAGGTGGAAAATCCCGGTTTGAACGCCTTGCCAAATTTCGTCCGGCGTCCACCCCGACCCGTCGAGGGCCGAGGCGATCCAGCCCCTAACTTTCGAGTCCAAGAGCCTTCGCCAGATCGCTATGCTTGTACGAACGGTCGGGAAACAGGATCAGGCCGCCCTCATCCACGGCCACAGAGACGACCGTAGGCGCTTCTGGGTCGCCGTAGCTCACCAGCGCCCGGTTTCCGATGACTTCGGCCTCCACGCCCTCAGGAATGGCATCCACGGCGATCCTCACAGCGCCACCGCCGACAATGCGCCCGCGTTCGACACCACGACGTTGAACCGCGAGCCGTTGGGGGACGAAAGGATCAGCCGCTCAGTCCCGGCGACCTCCACGTCCTGCTGCTTCTTGCGGTTTTCGGTGTCGCGTTGATCGAGCGTCTTGCGGAAGCGGTCCTGATCGTCTTTCGAGTAGGCACCTGGTGCTCGCGGAAGGCTCATCGTCCGCTCCCTCTCTTCACGTCAAACCGTGGCTTGCCGAGCCGGAAATCCACGTCAGCGTCGCCCGTGTAGGTCACCGACACCATGCGACCGGAGAAGCGCAGATCGGTCTTCGTCGCCGCATCCACCGCCGCCACCGAGACCGGCGTGTCCAGCGGGTAATCACGCACCGAGAATGACGCCGCGATGCTCCCCAAGGTGTTTTCGTCGGGGATGTAGGCATGAACCTCCATCGTCGTGTCGCCTTGGCCAAGCTCAACCGGGCCTGACGTGGCGAACGGCTGGCGAGCGTCCTTCAGGTCTCCGGTTTCGTGCGAATAGACGTAGCCGTTCGCGCCGACGAGTTGGGGGAATTGCAGGACTTCCCGGTCAACGCCACAGAGCCGGGCAAGGGTGCCAATGCCCCAATGGTTTTCGTGGTAGTTGTAGAACACATAGCGGTCGCACTCTTCGCTAGCCGCCGAGGGATAGTGCCACCAGACCTCGCCCCAGAGCGAGTTGTGCCACGCCGAAACCTTGGAAATCTGAACCGTGTTGATGTCGGAGAAGACATAGTCCGACACCTCGCAAGGGAGGTCGTCAACGTAGCCGTTGTAGGTCCAGAAGCCGTTGGTGCCCATCCAATAGGCTTTGTCGTCAACGGTCGCGACGCAGTTCTTGGAGATGACCCCGCAGCCCGTGGCAAGCTGGTCGAACGAATAGACGAAGGGCAGGCCCTCGTACTTCATAAAGTACACGTCAACGTCGGTGAAGATCAGGTTCCCGCCGCGCACCCGGTGCCCGCTCTGAAGCGAGCCGTTCGTCTGGAGCCGCTTGCCGCCCGCAAGGTTGGTGGAGGAGGGCGTCCAATCGGTGTTGTCCTCCGCATCGCACCAATCGACCGCGCGGGGGTCTTCGTCCGACCCAAGGGCGACCATGATGCGCTCAGCGGTGACAAAGATCGACTCGGCAGTCGGAGCGCCGGAGATAGGCGCGGCGACGGTGGAGGCGTTTAGTTGCCATTCGTAGATGGTCGAGCCTGCGGTGCCGACCAGATACTCGCCCCAGGTATCCAGCGCCCACACCGTCGCCGGGATGATGTTGGTCGAGCCGAGGCGCGGCGTTCCGTAAAGCCCGCGACCGTACAGCCCCTCACCATAGCCGCCGCCATAGACCGCATCCGCAAGTCCGACCGTGTAGCCGACCGGCGTGATGTCGTTGACCGAACCCGAGCGCGACACGGCGTAGAGCTTGGAGTGGGTGCCTACGCCAGTCCATGCCGCGTTGGAGTTGCTGACCCAAGTAATAGCGCAGCGGGCCTTGCCAGACAGTGCGGACGACGAACGCGCGACCCAACCGCCAACGGGGCGGGCCGTGCCTTCATGCCAGCGCCACAGGTCCGCGTCGTAGAAGCGACCCGAGGCCTGATACCGCGTTCCGTTACGATAGACCCCCGGAGGGATGTCCAGCGTGATAAGGCCCATCAGATAAAGCCGGAAACGCTGATTTCAGTGGGGTTTGCCGTGTTCCACAGCAGACGAACCGTTGTGGTCGTCTTCGTGTCATACTGTGCATACGCGGTCGAGACGCCGCCCCCATTCGTGAGGTTTATCGCATATCCCGTCGATGGCATCGCGTCGGTAAAGGTCAGCGTCGCCGCCGCCACCCCCGCACTTTCTGTCACCGTCGAGATACTGGCAACGTTCATAGTTCCGGCCAGCGTCGGTTGGGAGCCGTTCACGCTGGTTGACGTGATGACGCATCCGAACGCCCGACCGTAGCCCGCCTGCCACGTCCCCGCGCCGGTCAGAACCTTACGCTTGTCACCCGCCACCGTAGCCGGAGCTAGGCCCTTGACGCCGCCCGAGCCTGAATCGCCACCAACAGGGTTAAGCAGCGCGGTGGCCTGCGTCGCAGTAAGCCGCTCAACCTCACCCGTCGAGGCCGTGGTGCGGCCCATAATGGTCGCGGTCGGCGTCGTGTTGAGCATCGACAGGTCAGCAGCAATCTGGCCCAGCGAGACGTTGAGTTCAGTGCCCCATGTGTCTTCGTCAGCGCCAACCGTGGGGGTTGCGCCCGTGTAGGTGATAGCGGTCATGGTGTCGGCCCGGATTGCACACGCAGAACGCCGCCGATCTGGCGTCTGATCTCGCGCTGATTGATGCTGTTGATTGCTTCGATGAAGAACGACCGCCACACCGGGATGCGCTCGTCATCACGCAGGAACGGCGCGGCCTGAAGCAATGCGCCGTAGAGATACACGTCGGGATGCTCACGCAGCAGCCAGTTATACGGCACCGAGGCCGACAGCGGGCAGAAGCTCTTGGTCAGCCTGATCGTCACCGTGCCGGTAGGGGCCAGCCGGAGAACCTGGCCGTCCACCGTGTAGAAACCCGGATTGGTGCTGACGACCTCGCCCACCCGATCCGGGGACAGGTACGTCAGCGGGTTTCCGGCATAGGTTACCGAGGCGATTTCATCGGCGCTGCACGGAAGCCGCCAGCCGTCTTCGTCAATCTCAACGTCGGCGTAGTTGTCCACCCGACCGATGGAGGTGATCTCCCGAGCCATCACGGCTTCGGCCAAGGTGATGAAGTCAGGGATAGACGCGGTCAGGTTCGTCTTATTGAGAGTGGAGGCAATCGAGGCCTTCAGGCCGATGTATGTGTCGAGGCTCATCGCATCACCCCATTCGACACGCCGAGACGGCCCGGAGCCGTGCGGAGATAGGCCCAGTCAGGGTCATTGAGCTTGCGGGCCAGCTTGTCGGCGTGGGACGGGTCCATCATGTCCCAGCCCTCCTCGATCAGCCATTTTTGACGGACGATGGCCGGGACAGACGCCACGCGGCGCATTTCCCGGCTGTCGGTATATCCGTCGTTGTGGTTGGCCATCGCGCGGTTGCGGTCCAGAAGCGGGGCCACGTCCTGCGAGATTTTGACCTCGATGCCGCCCGAGCCGTCCGGACGCCAGTGCTTGACGATGCCGTCCTTATCCTGGTGCCCGAACCGCCAGCCGCTCACTTAGGCAGCCTTCTCGGCAGGCTTGTCAGCGGCTTTCTTGACGATCTCGACATAGTGGCGAGCGCGGAGGCCGTCAGCGATGCTCTTGAGGCAATCGAACTGGTCTTCGTACTCGTAAAGCTCCTCGCCGCCACGGTTGGTGTGGTTGCCGGTGCTGATCTTGCCGTCCCCGGCTTCAAGCACGCGCACACGAACGATGGGGTCATCTACAATTGCAACATCACCGGCATTAGCGCCGCGAAATTCTGCTTGGGATTTGGCCACATCAGGCCCTTTCGGTTGTGAATGGAAAAAGGGGGTGAGTTGCCCCACCCCCTCAGTTCGATCAGGTCAGGTCAGCGATGACCGCCGAGGCTTTTTCGTTTCGGCACACCAAAGTTTTCTCAGCGATGATCTGGAAGGGCATCGCGTCACCGACCTTGGCGAGCATTTCGTCCTTCATCGGACGCAGGGTGCCGACCGCCCAATACTCCGGGTCGATCAGCAGCACGTCGCGGGTCAGGCCGTACTGGACCGGAACCGTCGAGATCGAACCGAAATCCGAGACGTACACGTCCGCAGCGCCGACGATGGTGGCCTGACCGTTGCCAGCATCCTTGCGGATGTCAGCGATGCCAGTGAAGGCCGAGAACTGCTGCTTTTGGGTGGCGCTCATGTAGGCTTGCGAGGGACGCGCGCCGTTGTTGAACGCCGAGGCCAGAACGGTCTTCAGCAGGGCTTCAGAGAAGGCCCGCTGGGTGCCGTTGGTGGCAGCGGCCACGATGCCAGCCGAAAAGCCGCCCGAGGAGCCGCCCGCACCGCGAGAGACGTTGGACGACAGCCATGCCAGAGCGCCAGCCGATTCAGCAGCGGTCGAGGCATCACCTACGACCGAGGCATAGTTGCCGAGCATACGGGCTTCGATGTCCGTCGCCAGTTCCTCGCCCTTCTGGACCTTCTGCCACGC